GACGTTGCCTTGTCTTCTGTAAACGACCGTCTTGTCGGCGCCGAATCTGGCAACGTCACAGGCCAGCGTGGCCTCGCCCTCCGGCTCCAGTTGCCGCTCGACCGCGTCCATCAGGAGAGACCGCGGCACGATGGCGTCCTCCAGGTTGTCGGGAAAGCGGCCCAGGACGGAGGCGATATACAGGGCCGACTCCTCTCCCCACTCCCGGCGCCGTTCCTCCACTTGCTCGGCGGTCACCATGCCGGGGATGACCTCCCGGCCTTCCCGGATGTTGGGCGTGTCCGAGGCCGCGATCTCGATGGTGTGGTAAAGGTCGGAGCCGCCGTGGAAGGCATCGTAGAACTCGCCGGAGCTGGCGAAGGCGTTCCCGGTCAATAACATTCGGGCCGGGTTGAGCCGCTTGACCGCGTCGATGTGGGACTGCTCGATGTTGTGGGCCTCGGTCAGGATGACCAGGAGGTTCGGGGAGTGGAAGCCCTGGATGTTGTACTCGTTATCAGTGGCGAACCCGACCGCGTAGTGGCGGTCGTCCAACTCCCACCGGGCCGTCCGGTACATCTGACCACCTAGCGGCGCCCTTGCCGTCAGGTATGCGCTCCGGGCTTCCTTCCAGACTATGTCGCTCACCTGCCTATGGGTCGGGCCGAGGACGACGGTGATGGCGGGATAACGGGTCGCCATCCACCAGAGCATCAACCGCGCCGACTGCCAGTCCTTGCCAGTATTATGGTGAAAAACCCCCTCGGCTGAATAATTATGGGTTCCCGGGACGGTCAAGTCATAATAGATGTCATTTCGTAGGTACGTGATGGCGATGATGCTCGTATAATGGGGCCAATGGTTAAGGAAAGGGAGTGATGAATATGACGAATCCACGGAGAGGGCCGAGGCCGAAAACCGAGCAGCGTGACTCACAATATCGCCAGTTCTTCCTAGACTATGCGGAATTAAACCAAAGCGAGCTTGGGGAGAGGATCGGCTGGAGCCGGAAAATGGTGCAACGATTCTACGAGCGCAATCCTGACATCCCCCGGAATCATATTCGTGGAGGTTTCGGTCCACGCAATGGTAGTTGGAACGGAGGCCGCACAGTCGATAAACACGGCTATGTCCTAATCCGTGTAAAGGGACACCCACATGCCAACAGCCACAACTATGTCCGAGAACACCGGCTGGCGATGGAAAAGATGATTGGGCGATACTTGGAACCCCATGAGATTGTGCACCACAAGAATGGCAAGAAGGGAGACAACCGCCCTGATAACCTTGAATTACTGGAGAGCAATGCTGAGAACTTGCGCTATGCCTGGACAGGGAAACATCACTCGATCGAGACTCGCCGCAAGATGAGTCAGTCAGCGAAAGCACTCTGGAACCGACGGTTAGGTGGGACACCTGCCGCCAACCGGACTCCGTCAAGAGTCGATGTTCCGCGGTAGCCACAAAAGCCCTGCCGTCATCGGTTTCAACTCGGTATAAATCAGACCTTCCTTTGATGAAGGGAACCTCTGCCGTGGCTTTGACTACCCCGTCCGAGGTATAAGACCAGACGGGTATCGGCTCCTTAATCTCACCAACTGGGATTGCCTCACCAGTGTCAGCATTGTCGATACGAGTCTCAGCCCCAAGGCATCCGTTGGCGCCGACGACCGCGACCCGGTTATGGTCTCTGACCGCCCTCGCCATCTCCAACTGCTTATCGTAGACGGTCGGGCATCCGAGGACGGCATCCCAGAACCAGGCCGGGTCCGTCCTGGAGTGGTCAACCAACCATCGCTTCTCAGCCTGGGTGAGCGTCATCTTGTCTTGTTGACGGTATAACTCTGTGGGCCATGGTGGAACAAACGAGGTTGCATTAACGGCCCCGTCACCCGTACCCGGCATTTACATATTGGACACCGAGTCCATCGGGTTTGCTTCCCACCCTCATGAGGCCGATCATAAGAACCGTCACCGAATTTCGGACTGACATAGTTCTCAATCTCGCCGGTTACGGCAGACCCACTAGCTAGACACTTGACCCGCACATTCCCGTTCTTGTCGTAGCTCTCGACCGTCCGCCCTTTCTTAGTTTTCCACGGCCAAGTCAGTCCCCATATCGACACGTTCTCCCTCCACTATCTGGCCGGCGCCGTCCCTTGCCTCGCGAAGAAGGTCCAAGAAGGTCACCACCGGGATCGCTCCACCGTTGGGTCCGCTGATCTCTGTCCGGAGATTACGTCGGTCTTGCCATCTCTCCGGGCGCCGGTTGTAAAGCCAACCGAAGGCCGCGGCCACATTCCCTGACCGGGCCGCTTCAAAGAGGGCATTCTCGACCTCCTCGTCGGCCTCCATCTCGGCTAGACTACAAGCGTCCTTAAAAGCCTGGTTCTTGTTGATGTGGCGCTCCACTGTCACGATGTGAACGCCGACATCCTTGGACGCTTTGATACGACCGATGCCGTCCGAAAGCAGTTCCAGGTATCGGAGTTTCTTTTGCTTGTCGAATTTTCCGTTGTGGCCGTTGCCAATATTCGCCAGGGCCGCGACCGGCCATCCACTGGCATCCACTCCAACGGCATCAGGGCTTTCTTTTGGCTCTGCATTTTCAACCATCCGTCACAACTCCACGACGGCGCCCCAGTAGAGCATATTGTAATTGCGGTGATAAAAAGGAGTCTTCTTGGACTGATAAGGAGCGATGTACGCATTGAACCAGGGCAAAACAGTCTTTCGGAAGTAGAAATTATATATACGGCGTTTCTCATTACGAATGCCAGTGTCTATCTGGACTTTCGACCCGTCTGGATGTGTGAACCGCCCATTGAGGAAGATATTACCGCGTTGGGCATCAGTAAACAGTAAGCAAACAGTGGACGCCTTATCCGCATTCTGCCAGAACGACCGGAATGAGGCGTAGGGGTCCGCGTAAGCGTCGAAGTCGCAAAGAGTGAAGGGCGGGAGGTCAAGATCAGCAAAGGGCCAATCGTCACAATCCGCCTGGCGGACGACCGCCGAGGGCATCGCTGATTGGGCATTATGTACCCGGTCGGCGTCCAGGTCGGCGGCGTAGATTTGCCGGTCCGAATATAACTCTTTAGCTATATCGCCGTCACCGCAAAATGGAACATAAGCCGGACCCGGCAGGGCATCACGAAGGAGGCGACGGCGTAGCATCAGCTTACGGAAAAGGTCAACGTGTTGCTTTTGCCCAGCTTGAGGCATAGTCGCTATTCTACCATATGGCATATCTCGGATGACGTTACATACTCGACAGGGTATTCGTCCCATGTGCGGCCATCAAGGATGCGGTCTTTACCGGACCAGTGGGCGTTCCCCTGCTTGTGGAAGTAAGCGATGCCGTGGGTCTGGCATTGGTCGCGGATAGACCGGAACCAGTCATAGGACGCGGGTCGCCGTTTCGGGCCTGATTCGCCGCCATCTATAACCCAGTCGAGGCCGTACATATATGGAGTTATATCTACCGGGCCGAGTAATGGTTCACAAGATAGGAATCGGACCTTGGCCGGGATGTCGAGAAGGGCGGGTATTCTCTGGTCCGCCCATTCCTGGCTTTCCACGGAGACACCAAGCCAGATATGCGGCGGGAGGTCAAGAGCGAGGTCTTCGATCAAGCGAGCTGCCGGGATGGGTCTCTTGGTCAATATCTGGTATTGGTGCCAGTCCGCTTCCAGCATGGTGTCCCATATCTTGACGAGATAATCGACCGGGACTGTCCCCAAGAAAAGGTCGCTCATGGAATTAACGAATATACGGGAGGGCGTTTTCCACTTCATCGGGTCGCGGATCTTATGGGGTCGGAGGGTCAGATCGAAGCCGTTCGGGAAGCCGGGGGTGCCACGGTAACGCTCTGCCAAGTCGTCCGCGTAGCAGTTGTCACATCCTGGCGAGACCTTGACACATCCAGAGAAGGCGTTCCAGGTATGCTCTGTCCATTCGATGCCGGTTTCCTTGGGCATTAGGCTCCTCCACGTAAACTATTCCGGACGCCGGGACGCGGCGGAGTTCCTTGACGCGGTCTTTCATCGTCATAGCATTTCATCCCCGGACGCTTGCCAGGTGCGGTTGGGCGACACCCGGTAAGCCAAGCGCCCGGATCATTCCACCCTGTGACCGGTGAATGTCCACCCGTAGGTGGCGCCGTTATTCTACCACACCGCATATCGTGGACGGAGAACTACTGCCGGTGGTAGTAAAACGCCGCTATGGGCTTCTCCGAAGCGTCCAGGGCATATCCGCGGGAGGGTTAGACCTGGTCGACGGTATGCGCCCGTCCGATCTTGAAGG